TGTAGTCTTTTGGAAACAGTTTCATTATTGCAATATCTGGATAATCATAATAAAATCCCTGAGAAGCAGGAGCAGCAGCAAATTTAAATGAGTTAACAATATCAGCTATTCTTCTTGTTTCATCTTCATTATTAGCAACTAGATCCCAATTAAATACATATTCTTTAAAATTAGGTTGAGTAAATAACATAAACAAACCAGGATTAATTGTTACTCCAGCGTAAGCTCCTGCCATCGCAGCAACACCACTGACTGCATTCATAACTTTTCCAGAAACAACATCACTAATACTGCCTGCAATTTTTCCACCCTGTTCTTTAACACTTGTTTGTTCCCAATTTAAAATACTTACATCTGCTAAACTTGATGGAACTGGAAGAATAACACCACCGCTTGGATCTCTTGTTTGTGCCCCTGTAATATTACTAAATGGTGATATAGTTTGCCCACTTCTATAGTTAACAAATTCAATTTGTATGTAATATCTTCTATTACCAGTGATTAAATCACTAGGAAATACAAAATTTCCTGTTTTACGAGGTTGTGGTTTTTGTGGAATATTTCTAGGCACTCCGCCTGAATATCTTAGTGGCATTTGATTCCTACTTAATGTATAAATACTTTTATTTATTTATATGGAAAATGAGCAAGTATAAAGGTTTTTTTAAACCAAAAAATCCAGATAAGTATATGGGAAACCCAACTAACATTATTTATCGTTCAAGCTGGGAGTTGAAATTAATGATAAGACTTGATGAAGACCCAAGTATAGTATCTTGGGGTTCTGAAGAAGTAGTCATACCATACCGTTCACCTATTGATAATAGAATTCATCGTTACTTTGTTGATTTTATAGTAAATAAGATAAATAGAAATGGTAAGAAAGAAACTGTGTTAATAGAAGTGAAACCAGCAAATCAAACTAGACCACCAAAGAAAAAAGAAAAGATTACCAAAAGATATTTATCTGAGGTAAAAAATTGGGGTGTAAATGAAGCAAAGTGGAAAGCAGCTAAAGAATTCTGTGAAGATAGAAAATGGACCTTTCACATCTTCACAGAAAAAGAATTAGGAATTAAATAATGAATTTTTCAGAACTGTTAAAATTATTAAACAGAAAAACACTAGAAAGTCTAAGACAAAAATCAGCAGAATGGTTTCAAAATAGAGTTGGACAACTTACTGGTTATAATAGACTTCCTACAGACCCTGATGATAAAGGAACTAATATACTAAAAACTTCTGGAAACAGAGGTCAAGGTAATCTAATTATGTTTTACTATGATGCTAAACATAAAGATACATTACCAATGTGGGATAGATTCCCTCTTGTTATTCCATTGGGACCAGCAAAAGGTGGATTTTTAGGATTAAATCTTCATTATATAGAAGACCCTAAAATGAGATTACAGTTTCTATTTAATTTAACAGGTATAGACAGAAAAGACATACCTCCTAATTTTAGATTAAATGTTAATTTTGATAGTAAAGACCCATTAATGAGATTATGTGTAAAGCATTACCTTAGAGGACACATTAGAAGTAGATTCATAAGAATACCAGTAGATGAATGGGAAAATGTAGTTCCTCTACAAACAGCACAATGGGTATATAAAAGATAAACAAACAGGAAATTTAAATGCCTTTCAACATAAGCACTTTTAGAGAAGAAATTCATAATAATGGTTATTTAAAAAAGAACCAGTTTAATATGACTGTTCATTTGCCTAGACTGTTACAGAATGCTGTTATTGAAAATGTTGAAGGTGGCAATGATACAAGAAATATTTCTAAGATGATGGAGTTTAGAATTGCTAATGTTCGTACTCCACAAATCGCAGTTTCTACTGTAAATGTTCAAAGATATGGTGTTGGACCAGTTCATAAGTATCCATTCTCAACACAATTTAATGAGATTATATTTACTGTAACTTGTGATAAGTTGGGAGATGTTTGGAGATTTTGGCATAATTGGGTAAGAGAAGTTTTTGATGCTACTGGTGGAGCAGATCAAAGATCTGGAAATATAAATGAATTGCCTAACTATGATGCTGGTTTCAGAGAAGATTATTCTTCTACATTTGAATTAAAATTATTCACACCAGAAGGTGAAAATGCTGTTGGATTTAATTTGTTTGATGCATATCCTGTAGTTATAACAGAGGTGCCTATTTCTTGGGCAGACCCAGGAATTGTAGAATTAACTTTATCAGCACATTATAGAGAATATGTAATCGTAGGAACTAATTTAAGAAGACAACAGACCCTTACTGATTTATTACAATAATATTTGGAGAATATAATGTTACCTAAAATATCACACCCATCATATAAAATTGAAGTGCCTTCACTTGGTAAAAAGAAAAACTTCAGACCCTTTCTTGTAAAAGAAGAAAAACTTCTTCTGATGGCAAAAGAATCTGATGAACCAGAAGACATTCTTACAGCAATTAAACAGATAGTGAATAATTGCTCTTTGGATAGCGATCTTGATATTGATAGTTTAGCAATATTTGATTTAGAATATATCTTTCTACAATTAAGAGCAATATCAGTAGAAGAAGTTTTAAAGGTTTCATATAGAGATTATGAGGATGATAAAGTTTATGATTTTGAAGTAAATTTAAAGAATATTAAAGTTGATGTTCCAAAAGATAAGAAAGAAATTATTAAAATTTCTGATAATATTGGAATGATTATGAAATATCCATCTGCAAAACTTTATGATGATAAAGAATTCTTAAATGAAGAAGATGAACATTTGTTTAAATTAATTGTTAGATGTGTGGATAAGATTTATAATGGAGATGAAGTTTATGAACTAAGTGATTATTCAAATCAAGAAATTGAAGACTTTCTTGAAAACCTTAGTGTTAAAGTCTTTGAACAAGTTCAAGAATTTTTTGAAAATTGTCCAAAGTTACAACACACCATTAGATATAAAAATTCTCTTGGTAATGAAAGGACTATAGAGTTCAACTCATTAAATGATTTTTTTACTTGGCGTTGAGTCATAATAGTTTAGAGAATTATTATCACGTAATTTTCTCAATGGCTCAACACCATAAATATTCTATTACAGAAATAGAAAACTTAATACCATTTGAGCGGGATATCTATATGAATATGCTATTAAGACATCTTGATGAACAAAGAAAAGAAAGAGAACAAGAAAGTCTAGTATAATGGCAGTAGAATCAGAAGAAATTTTAAGTAAGATAAGTGATTTAATAAATTCAAAAGTTGATGAATTATCTACAAATCTTAATAATTTTAGACAAGAAGCTTCTAATAATAATCAAACACTTGAAAATGCTATAGGTTCAATTAAATCTGTTATTGATGAAAAACTATCAAAAATAGATCAAATTTCTTCTGAGATAAATTCAATACAAACAAGTGTTCAAAATGTGGCAGATAATGTATCTGCCACAAATAATAAAATTGATAATATATTATCACAACAAACCCAACTACAAAGAACTGTAGATTCTGTTTCTCAGAACATTGAAAAACTATCCACAGTTACAAGTAACCAACTAACATATCTATCCAACCAATCTCAAAATATAACTGAAAAAGTAGATAAACTTTCTCTTCAACAAGAAAGAGAAGCAAGAACTGCTGCAGTTGAAGGTGCTAGAGGAACAGTTGTTGTAGACCCTGCTACTGGAAAAACTGTTTCTGGTGTAGCAGCTGCTGATGCCACAGGAGATGGTGAAGAAACAAAACAGAGTCTTATTGGTTCAGTATTATCTGGAATTAAAGGCATTTTAACAAGTCCCCTAGCCTTGGGTGGTGCTGCTTTAGGTGCTGCTGCTCTAGGTACTGCTTATGCTTTAAGAAAAGAACCTCCTGGAACACCACAAGCGGGAAGTGATGCAGAATTGAATATACCACGAGATACATCTGGAAGTAGAAGAACAGGCGGTCAAACAGACCAAGGACCATCATTATCTCCGTCTGGTACAACTCCTAGTTCTGGTGAATATAGCGGTAGTCTAGCAAGAGATAGAAAAGCAGCATTTGAAAAAGAATTAGAAAATCCTGCTGTAATAAGAAGACTTTACAATTTATCTAGAACTGAAGTTGGAAAAAATCCAATAAATCAACAACTATTTTCTGAAACTGTTTTTAATAGATCTATGTTTACAGGCAGATCTCTGTCTTCAACAATGTCTTCAGTTAGATCCGAAGGAGTAAGAGGTGGTTATTATCCTGTAATAAAAAATTATAATCCTTCACCAGAAGAATTGGAAAGATTTAAGCAAAGTGTTATAAACAAAACTATATCTGGTGCAAATAATACAAGTATGGCAACAGATAATGCATCATTAGATGTTGCAAGAAGAAGAATGCAAGCAGGTGCACACGGTCAATATCTTGGTGTTGGTAAAAAAGATATAACAAAAGAATACTATTATAGTGGTGGTAAAGGTGCTGGAAGATATAGAACAAAACACGGAATAAGAGCACAAGAATATCAAAGAAGAATTGAACAGGAAAGACAACAACAATCTAGACAAGAAACAGAAACAGCACCTCAGCCTGATGCTAGAAGAGAACCACCACAAGAACAAGGTAGACAATTTCCATCACAAAGAAAATTATCTGGTGTAAATGAAGAAGTTACTTCAAGATTTAACGAATTACAACAATTTGTAGGACCTCTTAAAGTTATATCGGGTTATAGATCACCAAGTTATAATAGAAGAGTTGGTGGTGCAAAAAAATCACAACACACAAGCGGCAATGCTATCGATATAGATGTTAGACATTTATCTATAGAACAAAGACAAGATTTAATAAAATATGCCAGTGCTCTTGGTTACAGAGGAATTGGAGTTTATGCTAATAGCATACATTTAGATATGGGTTCAAGAAGATATTGGGGACCTAACTATAGTGGAAATAGTTTACCTGGATGGGCAAGACGTGCTATCCGTTCACATATGTCTAATAGATTTAATAGAGATGATTTACCAAAACAACAAAGAGAAAGACAAAGACAACCTGATGCTGAAAAACAACCTGATCCAGACGTGTCACAACCAGGGACAGATGAAGCATCAGTAACAACAGGAGATATACTAAAATCACTCATACCAGGAGTGTCAGAAGCAAAAGCTTCACAGAATGAAAGTGTCTTTAGAGATGAAGAAGATCAGTTTATGAGAACATATTATCCATCTGATGCTGATCCTAAACAATATCAAGGTATGGATGATGCAGATTATGAACCAGATAAACCTGATTTAACTGGTGTTCCAGACTTTTTAAAAGGATTCTATAAGGCAACTGGTATGCCTGAAGGTGAGGATATTGAGGGTAGAATTGAAAAAAAACAACCACTTCTTAATTTTAGAGGCATTTTAAGAGAACCATTTGCTCTTGGAAGAATGCTTGGATATGAAAGATATGTTGATGAAAATAAAATGAAGCAATCTAAAATGCTTCAAAGTATGGACGATGCTGATCTTACTCCACCTAAAACTAAGTCTGAAATGGAAAAATACTTAGATGAGATATTAAAAAGAGCTAGTAAAGCAGAAGAAGAAGCAAAAAAACAAGCACAGCAAGCACAACCACAAAGTCAGAAAGTTCTAGGTAACTTAACAGGACCTGAGTTTTTTGATCCAAGAACTTTGAAAAAACTTAAAGATGAAAATACAGGAGGAGATGATACAGGTGTTAACAGTGCACCACCACCACCTCACAAAAAACCAG